CTGAGAGGTAGGAGATGGGAGGCACAGGATGGCACCATCAAATACTTCAACACCATTGAAGCGTGGACCATGAGCCTCAGCTCCCCTATTGAGAAACTAACTAAAACCATGGACCTTGAGAGCAGTGACGATCTACCTTTCTGATGGTGTAGAGCTATCCACATGGGTACGCAATGAAATAAATTCTATGACAACTAATAGATACAAGTATTTTCACATAGCAGAAGATATGGGTGTTAATCCGGCTCAGTTATATAGGTTCATGAAAGGAAAGAAAGTAAGCACAGAGCTTATTGATAAATTCATCAATCTATACATCAAAAAAAGATGAAATGGCTCAATCAAATAGCTATCAATCATAATGAATGGGTATCCATAGTACGAACCTTTGGTGAGAATTTATATGCTGAGGATATAGTACAGGAGTGCTACATTCGGTTGCTAAATTACTCATCAGAGGAGCAGATGATTATCGATGGCCATGTTAATAAACCTTATATGTACTTTGTACTTAGGAATACTTACCTACTCATGCACAGAGGCCATAAGCCATCCATTACACCCATTGAGCACGCCTACAGCGTTAAGGCAGATGAGGATGTAAAAGATATTGTTGAGGCATACATGAAGATAGAGGATAAGATACAACAGGAGGTGAGCACATGGCATTGGTATGATCAGAAGCTATGGAAGATATATAGATACAGTGCTATGAGTATCAGGAAGATAGCTAAGGAAACTAACATTAGCTCTAAGAGCATATTCGTGACCTTAAAGCATTGCAAAGAAAGAATAAAGGTAGCAGTAGGGGAGGATTACCAGGACTACATTAATAACGATTTTGAGTTAATTGAATAAATTATGGCAAAGAAAAAAATAACAGCTCCCATTGAGGAGCAAATAGTATGGAACCTAGGGGATGCTGTAGAATCAGTAACCGAGGCTACAGGTATCAAAGCAATAGTTAAGCACTTAGCCGGGGAGGACTGCGGCTGTGATCAACGTAAAGAAGTACTCAATGAATGGGGGGCTAAGATACAAAGCAAGATATATTCACTATTCAGGAGAAATAACATTAAAACTCTTACCCTTGAGGAATACGAATACCTAGATAAATTCTTTAGCAAGCCTCAGTTATCCATGAAAGCATCCGAGCAATACAAGATGCTAGAGATAAATAATAGGGTATTTTCGCAAAAATTGCAATACTCTACCTGTGGCAGTTGCTTACAAGATATGATAAGAAATTTAAAGAATATCTATGATAGCTATTTTGAATAACCAAAAATAATCATAAATGAAAGAGGAAGTTGTAATATCGCAAAGGGGTGGTAAGAGAGATGGAGCAGGGAGAAAAAACAAGGCATCAGAGATAGCACTTGCTGAGAAAATGGACCTAGTCGCACCATGCGACCAGGTACTAACTGCTCTATACACTAAGGTGCTAGAGGGGGATGTAGGTGCCATTAAGCTGTGGCTGAATTATAGGCTAGGGATGCCTGTGCAAAGGGTAGAGCAAGAGACTAAAGTAGATATTAATTCATTTAATATAAAGGATGTAGTAGATTTCAATGATACATCTAAATTCGAAGTATAGTAAGCTATTCAATAGCAACTGTAGGTACTATGTAATTACAGGAGGTAGGGGTAGCTCTAAATCATTTGCTGTGGCTACATGGGCATCATTGCTATCCTTTGAGCATGGCCATAAGATTCTATTCACCAGGCAAACAATGACCTCTGCACATATCTCCATTATACCTGAGTTCAATGAGAAGCTAGAGCTTATGCAGTTGGAGGACCAATTCAATATAACCAAGAGTGAGATAAATAATAAGGTATCAGGTAGTGATATCATATTCAGAGGAATCAAGACATCCTCAGGTGATCAAACAGCTAACTTAAAATCATTGCAAGGTATCACCGTATGGATAGTGGATGAAGCTGAGGAGCTAATAGATGAGGCTACCTTTGATAAGATTAACCTATCCATCAGGAGTAAGAATAAACAGAATAGGGTGATACTCATTCTCAACCCATCCACAAAAGAGCATTGGATATATCGCAGGTTCTTTGAGGATAGAGGAGTGGCACCAGGTACCAATGGCGAGATAGGAGATACCTGTTACATCCATACCACCTACATGGATAACATTAACAACCTGCCAAAATCATTCCTAGATGAGTTGGAGCTGATGAGGGTTAGGAGGCCTGATAAATTTAAACATTCAATCTTAGGGGGATGGTTAGAGAAAGCAGAGGGAGTTATATTTAGCAATTGGAAAATAGGTACATTCAAAGAGGTATCTCCATCGGTATTTGGTCAGGATTACGGATTTAGCAATGATCCAACAACACTTGTGCAAACTTCCATTGATAAGGGTAACAAGGTAATATACCTGAAGCTACATTTATATGAGAAAGGATTAACCACCTCTATCATTGCAGATATCAATAAGAGCAGAGCAGGGGGGATGCCTATCATTGGAGATAGTGCTGAGCCCAGGTTAATTGCTGAGCTGAGTGCAATGGGGTGTAACATCCTACCTGCTACCAAAGGACCTGATAGTGTGAGCTATGGTATCTCTATGTTACAGGATTATGATTTGATAATTGATGAGGGCAGCATTGAGCTAATTAAAGAGCTGAATAACTATTGTTGGTTAGAGCAGAAGAGCAAAACCCCAATAGATAAATATAACCATGCTATAGATGCTATTAGATATGCTGTTACTTATCAGTTGGAAAATCCAAATAAAGGAAAATACTATATAATATAATAATAAAGACTTAAAGTAATTGTTTAAATAAAGTGATTTAATTGGTTGATATTTAAAGAGATAAGAGGCAAGGATACAAATGACAGTAAATTGAGTTATTAAGATATGACAAACAACTTAGATGAGATGGTGGCAGTTGTGCAGGCATACATCCATGATAAAAAAGGGGTGAGGGTAAAGATTGTCTTTAATAATATACAGAGATTCGCTGATCACTTTGAGATGTTAAGATTAGCTTACCACCATGTAATAGATGAAAGAAAAAATGAAAGTAGAAATAACAGTACCGGAGAGCATAGCTGAGATTCCATTGGTTAACTACCAAAAGTTTTTACAGGTTCAGCAGAATAGTACAGATGAGGAATTTGTAGCTCAAAAGATGATTGAGATATTTTGTGGGGTGGAGCTAAAGGATGTAGCTAAAATAAAGCTCTCCTCAATGAATGAGATGATAAACCATTTCAACACCATTTTTTCAGTAAAGCCAAAATTTTACCAAACATTCAAACTTAAGGATATGGAGTTTGGATTCATCACTAACCTAGAAGAGATAACGTGGGGTGAGTACATTGATCTTGAGCACCACCTGAATGATTGGTCAAACTTCCATAAGGCAATGGCTGTCATGTACAGGCCCATTGTTAAGAGGCAAAAAGAAAAGTATGAGATAGCTCCATACACTGCCAGTGATGAATGGCATGAGCTCATGAAGTATATGCCGATGGAAATAGCAATATCTTCAAAGGTTTTTTTTTACAATTTAGGGGCAGAATTGTTAAGCAGTACAGTGGATTATTTGGAGAGCCTGAAGAAACCGAGCAGAAAGCAGAGGAGGATTTCTCAGAAAGGGGGCAATTTGCCAAGCAGTGGGGATGGTATCAATCAATATACGCAGTCGCTAAGGGAGATATTACAAGATTTGATGAGGTCACAGGATACGGATTACATCAATGTCTCACCTATCTTACATTTGAAAAGCAAAAAAACGAAATTGAAGAAAGAGAACTTAACAAAAAAATAAAGAGATGACAGGATACTATACCCTAGTAGATGAGCTACGCAACCACTTTGAAACTGATGCTTTAGTTAACACAGTTACCAATGGTGATATATTTGATGTGGACATAGCTAAGCAAACTATTTTTCCATTGGTACATACCATGGTAACTCAGGCACAATTTGAGCCTAACATTCAAAGGTTTTCCTTAACCATATTTTGCATGGATATAACCGATGCTGTTAAAGAGGAGGATAGCACCAAATGGGAAACCAGGGATAACACTAATGATGCCTTAAATTCTACCCTGCAGATATTGAATAGGGGTTACAAGATGTTACAGCATGGTACATTGTATGACCTTAATTATCAGGTAGAGGGTGTACCAACTTGCGAGCCATTTACTGAAAGGTTTGAAAATAACCTAGTGGGGTGGGCTATGACATTGGATATAATTTGCCCTAATGATATGACCATCTGCTAATGGACCAAGAGCAAACATACAAATCATTAAAGGCCTTTAGGGATGCTGTAGTTAAGCAAGCTAGGACAAACTTAACCAAGGCTAGAAAGAACAGCTCAGGCAAGCTATATAAGAGTATTGGGGGCACTGTGAAAGCAATGCCGAATAGTATAGGGATGTACTTTGAGATGGAGGAGTATGGAGCTTACCAGGATAAGGGGGTTAATGGTAAGAGGAGCGCATGGACTACAGCCTATAGGTTTGGAACCAAGATGCCACCACCATCTAAGTTGGATAAATGGATCGTAAGAAAGGGGATAGCACCTAGGGATGCACAGGGTAAGTTGATGCCTAGAAAAACATTGCAGTTTTTAATAGCTCGCAGCATCTACATTAATGGAATTAAGCCTAGCCTATTCTTTACTAAGGCAATTGATTCGGCCTACAAAAAGCTACCTGATGAGTTAATAAAGAGTTATGGTTTGGATGCTACCAAGATTACTGACCAAGCTTTAAAAGAGATAATACAAAAAGTTAAAAAATAAGAAATGGATAACATATTCTGCAGAAGCCCATACGTTGTAGGAGTTAATAATATACTGCAATCAGGTAGTAAGATAGAGCTATTTATTTACGATGGTGGCTCAACCCCTCCAATCTTTCCTACCTATACACTAAGCAAGCTGATACCTGCAAGCAATAACACTGATACATCCTATAACATATCTCCATACCTTAGGGAATTTATATCTCATTTGAACTTTAACAATAACTACGATGTTAATAACAGCATGACACCCTATGCTGAGTATAGTTATGTAAATATCAAAACATACAATTTAATAGGAGGTACATACATCCTAGATAGAGATGAAACCTTTAGGGTATTTGATGGGTATGGATACTATGAGAATGGGGGTAACCCTAATTTTGGGGATATATTATTGGCAGAGGGCACCTATAACTATTGGTATGATACAAATAATTCACCTAGCACAATACCTGCTCACAGCGCAGGAATAGTTACAGCTTACCTGCCTAGGAATTATACGGTATATTACTATAACTTATCTAGTGGAGGTATTCATACTATCTCTTTTACTGCCGATGAGGTATATGATTTGTATAGGGTATTCCCATTTTGGTATGCTTCAGGGAATAGGATGGAGATATACGATGGGTTGATGAACTTAGTATGGACGTCAACCTTTGTGCCTAAAACTGAGTGCAGGTATGAGCCATTGAATATCAACTTTATTAATAGATACGGAGCGTGGCAAACTGAGTTCTTTTACAAGGCATCATTCGAGAATTTAGATGTAACCAACACTACCTATAACTTAGCTCAATCCTACTCATACTACTATAATGCAAGGGAGGGGCAAAGAGCTGTATTCAATGCTAATGGGATACGTAAGTACAGAATGAATACAGGCTTTGTAGATGAAATATACAGCGAGACCATCCAACAGCTATTACTTAGCGAGAGGGTAATTTGGTCAGATGGTATTAAGCAGAGGCCCATTAAGATAAATACGAAAGCAATTGAAAAGCATAAGAATATAAATAACAAGACAATCAACTATACTATAGAATTTGAGCTTGCTTATGATGTTATTAACTCAGTAATATAATGGATAGACAGGTAAGAGTATTCATAGAGGGCAGAGAGCTTGACTTATTCAATGATGAGCAGATACAGGTATCATCTAGCGTTCAGAATGTATATGACATCAGCAAGAGCCATGGGGATATTAGCCAAAGTTTTACCATACCAGGTACTGATAAGAATAACCAAATCTTTGAGCACTTTTATGAGAATGCAATAGATGGTACATTAGACTATGGGCTCAGAAGAGATGGCTACATAGAGGTTGATATGAGTACCTTTAAAAGGGGTAGGGTACAGCTAGAGAAAGCTACTGTAGTGAATGGCAGTATACATGATTACACCATTACATTCTATGGTAAGCTACTAAGTTTAAAGGATATATTTGGGGATGATAAGTTAAGTGATTTGGATTACTCTACTATCTCCCATTTGTTTAATTGGACCCAGGTATATAGCAGAATTACAGGAGCTATTGGGGGGGATGTATACTACCCATTGATTTCTAGCAATAGGCTTTGGGAATACAATACAGCCTCAACCAATGCAACTGTACCAAATTGGTTAATAGGTACCGTAACTAACAATAAAATAAATACAGGCTCAGGTGGCATCAATGTACTTAATGAGTTATTCCCTGCAGTG